AAGCTTGTGGGCAAGTAGAGCAATCTGCTCCTGAAAAATTAGAAAACCATAAGTCTCTTCAGTAATAGCGCGATGATCTTCATTTAGATACTTAATTCGATGTGGATGAGCTTTTGCTTCAATGTAATCCTCGTCAACGTTCGCAGATAGAGGACCAGGACGATAAATAGAAGTGCTAGCTGAGATATCAATAATACTACGTGGCTTGATACGCTGACATAGATCCTGCGCGCCAGTTTCGGTCATTTGGAAAATACCAGCCCAACGACCCTTATGGAAAATGTTTTTGTAAACATCTTGATCGTTTAGATTTAGAACGTCAGGATGCAAAACTTGATCATAATAGCTCTTAATGTCCGTGAAGGTCGGGTTTGCAATGCCGTTGTGGCGGCGAAGAATATGCTCAATGCAGCCTTCAATCATCTTGAGGGTAGCCAATCCAAGCAAATCAAACTTAATGAATCCCATAGGCTCAAGATGTCGAACGTTCTGACCTTCAGACCACGGAGTCTGACGGACACCGCCAGAGTTGATTAGAGGCATGTTGCGGTCAAGGTCTTCTGCAATCACAACACCGCCAGCATGACGAGAACAAGAGCGCACCTGACCAACCAAAGATTCAACGTGAGTCTTTACATGAGGATATTTATTTAGATATTTCTGAAGTGAATCCGAGAACTCCATGACCTCTTCGAAAGTAGGAGTATAGACGCCTGCTTTGATGCCATGACGCTTCTTCGCGAGAGGCGTAGCTTCGCGAATCATAATAGACGTAACAACATTAACTTCAGTGAAAGGAATATCATAAAGCTTGGAAATGTCTTTGATTAGAGACTTTAGCTGTAGCGTATTCCAGTTAGAGATTGGAGCAACGACAGAATCGCCCCAAAGCTCAACCAGCCTCTCTTTAAGAGCCATGCTGTCAGATACATCATAATCAATATCTGGATAGTCAGTTGCATCGGAGCGCAAAAAGCGAGAAAACAGCAGACCATACTTGAGAGGATCAATCTGAGTGATACCAAGCGCATAAGCAACAAGAGAGCCAGCAGCAGAACCACGAGCAGGACCAGTAAGCATCATGTTCTCAGCAATTTCAGTAATCGCGTCCATCGTAAGGAAATACTTGTCAAACCCGCGATCTGCAATAACAGATAGCTCATACTCTGCTTGATCGGTATATTCTTTGTTTGTATGTAGATTGCGCGCCCGCAGACCTTCAAACGTAAGCTTACGAAGAGCCTGCTCCGCAGTTAGCCCAGCAGGAACAACAAACGAAGGTAGCTTAACCGTATTGTCGGGCATAAAAACTTCGATACGTTCATGAGCAATACGATAAGTTTCTTCAATCGAGTTAAGAATAAGATCATCGTTATAATCTTGCTCGCATTGTTGAGAATACTTCTTATAAGCATTCCACATCTGATCACCGTTCTTTGGATATAGCTCGTAACCAATCTCGTCTACATTCTCAGGAAGCTCTGTATTACCCCATGCTGGGGCACCCTTGCCAAGCCAGCCAAGCCGCTTGTATAGCTCACGGTCCTTCCAAGCATCAGGGCTTGGATAATGACTATCAGCAGTTGAGATAAGACCAATGCCGAACTCTTCTGCGATCTGAATAATGTATTGGTTTAGCTCATGCTGTTCTGGAACGTCATTCCACTGTAGCTCACCATACCAACGATCTCCAAAAATAGAAACCATACGCTGGGTAACAGAGCGCATCGCATTAAGAATCGCCTCTGGACCTTGATCGCGATTCTCCCAATAGCAACCAGCGTAAACGCCGCCAAGGCAAGCAGAGGCAGCGATAATACCCTTGTTATACTTCTGAAGCATGTCAAAATCAATGCGAGGATACCGATAATAGTTTCGCTCCTCATAAGATTCGGAGATAAGCTTAAATAGGTTGTTTAGACCTTCTTGGTTCTGAGCCAGAAGAACAAGATGACGGCGGCGACGAAGAATATCCTGAGTTTTCTTTGAATCTCCTTCGTCTTCTACGGTAGCACCAGACTGCTCAGATTTTTCCAGCGAACGTGCCTTCTTCTTGTCTTCCATCGCTTTGGCATATTCTTCATGCCACTCATCGACTGAAGGAATAAAATAAGCTTCACAACCAAAGATTGGCTTAAAGTCTTTTCCTTCTTTGACCATCTTCTTCGCATGAAGAACCTGATACGCCAAGCCGTTCATGTTGCCATGATCAGTCAAAGCAAGTGCATCGCAACCGTTCTGGTACGCAAAATCCATGTGATCGGCTGGAAATCCTAGCGCGTCGAAGATAGACCCGGCTACACTATGAGCGTGAAGCCCAACAAATTTAATCTTTGATTCAGTTCTATCCATATTTTCTCCTTAGTGCTCAATTAATTTAACGTGTCGGTGCGGTCCTGTCAAGTCTTTATACGGTTTTGCTATTTCGTGACCAGAGCCAAGAAAGCTTTTATAGCCTTGCCAAGAAGTTAAATCAAAAAACCAATCGGCTTCTTGCTTTATGCCGTTGTCGGTATCCATTTTGTCCAAAACCGTGGATAAATCAAAAAACCTTGCCGACCATCGCTCACTGAGAGGTAAGTTTTGTCTGCCTTCTGGGGTTATTCTTGTTTTCCGTGTTGAAATAGCGGTTATATTTCTTCGGCAATTAAGATAATCTTGCCCCTTCATTGTAAAAGACAAAGGTAAGTTATCTTTAACTGTTTTGTTTTCGTAAGTTAAAAAGAAGTTTTGTTCTGATGAGATTTCTTTTCTGTATTGGCGAATAGAATAAACATCATGTGCAGCCATTGGAAAAGAAATAAAATATTTATCAGGCACAAGCCAGCGTGAAAGTCTGTTTCCAACCCACCACGCAGTGTTAACTCCATGCAAGATTGACCAACCATAAGAATCGCGACGATTCATATCTTTATCATCAATCGGAATATAATAAATTGGTATTTCTCTGCGATGTTCTCTGTAGAATCTTTTTTGCTCTTGGTTGTAATAAACTGGATCATAAACCCACTCACCAACTACTTTTTTGACGATTGGAGCCAAATCTTGATTTGCGACAATCCAAATTGTGTTGCAGCCAGCAAGAGAGCACTCAAAAACAGACTTCTGAATAGCAGTAAAGCCCGCGTTAACGGGCATTAGTATTTCAGGGGTTTCTATCTCGTAATCAGTTTGCAAATTGGCGACGGGAATAATCCCTGCTAAGTGTTGCTTCATAATAGCCTCAAAAATCTATTGTTTGCCAACTTGCAATTCTGCAAATCTGCATATAAATCTTTTTCTTTGTATTTCGCAATTTCGATGCGATCATCTGCCGAATAGATTTCTTCATTTAACCTCCATATTTCTCTTTTTTTATGTTGAGCTTGTATGTTAACTGTGTGTTGTTTGCCGTTAACAATCAAGCTATTTCTATGTTTCATTCCACGCTTTTCCATTTCATGGATAGCTTTAAAACGTGACATAGTTTCTGAATAATCAAAATCCTGTAATTGCTCTTTTGTAAGAATAGACACAGCACAAGCGTCTTTTAATAGCGCCAATTCTCCTTCTCTAAGCTCATCATAAAACCATATTTTAGAAACAAAATTGTCGCCAGTCTCAATAAAATCAATGTTGTGCTTTTTGCCACTACTAAAGTATAACCAATCATAGCACATAAATCTATCTTCAACTGCTTCAGTTTTTACAAAGCCTTTGCAATTTTGATCTCCAAAGTAATAACAATGATTAAATTCTATTTCTGCAATCTTGTGGTATTCGTCCATAAAAGAAATAGTGTCTCCATTATATCGGATCGAATGGCACAAATGCGCTGTTGGAGTTTTGTTGGTAACTCCCAAACAAAACATTAATCTTTCCCAAAGAAGGCTTTTTGGAGCGCCAACTATAATCTCATTTGCATGCGTTTTAAGTTTACGCATCTTATTTTCAATCTTAAGATAAGAAAGGTTCAAGCTTGTATCCAAAAAAGAAAACTTAAATGGATAATCTGGAGTTGAAAAGAAAATGGGCAGATCATGAATGAAAGCAAACATTAGTGCTTCAAGTGAACTACCTATTACTATTTTGTCGTATGATAATATTGTTTGCATGATTCGTAAAGTAAGATGTTAGCCGCCTGAGCGGTGTTTAAACAGAAACCGATTCCTGGCATATCAATTTCAACGCAATCACTATTTTTGATGATCTCGATTGGCACACCAGTTGTTTCATGTCCAGTAAAGATACAAATATGTTCTGAGAAGTCAAAAGAATAATCTCTTAGTTTTTGAGATTCATCAGTCAACTCCGCAGAAACAATTTTAACTTTGTTTTCTCTTGCCCATTTCAAAAAGCTATAAGGCGAAGAGTGCTGAATAATGTTTACATAATCGTATGTGGAACCTGACAAAGCATTTAATTTTGAGCGATGTGGAACAGAGCCGATTACATGTAAATCTTGTATGCCGAAACACGCCGCTGAGCGTATTAGATAAGCAAGATTACCGTCACAATCAAAATTTACACAGCCCATAGACATAGGAAGAAATTTTGCTGTTTTGGCTTTGTAGTCGTACCGTTCACGTCTTGTTTCTCGATCCAGAACTGTCATTATTCTCCTTCAGTTTTTGAATATGTCTTTCAAGATACCACTTGGCTTTCTCAAGGTCTTCGATTGGATTTGAAGTCTTCTTTCCAGCCCGTGCTACATACTTTATAACATTTCCAAGACAAAAGCACAAGTCCCAAGCTTGAATTACTTTAATGGCTTCGTATTTTGATGTTCCATCTTTTTCGATCTCGCCACTTTGATAGTGGGAAGGGTGGTCAACTGAATCTGGCATGTAAAATCCTAGCCGCCACTGCGACCCCAATAATAACTACAGATGCTACTGCTTTCATTTATCCTCCTTAAATTTCTTTGATTAGTTTTGCGATATCCAATCCTGCACAATCAATTTTCTTTTTAGAGCAATGGTAATGACTGATTACACCAGCAAATTTACCACTAACAACATCTTTTGAATAATCAGTTGAGGTTTTGCCACTATCTAACGGCGCTTTAAGCTCAACATCAGTAACCCCAGCAATAGCGCTCCATAGAGCTTGTGCTGCTTTAATCTGGACAGGATAAAAGCCAAGATGTGTCTCTACCTTGCCCCCATGCACAACTGCATTTTCTATTATTGGGCGCTCTCCATAACCATTTTTAACGTACCAGTTCTGATGCTTCGTATAAAATGCATTTGAGATCTCAACTCCAACCGAGGCTTTGTTAATCGCCCCAGAACCAGCATGCCAAGCACCATGTTGCATATCCATAGTTTGGTATATTGTACCATCATTGTCAATCAAAAAATGAACCGAGATTCCTCTTTTATTTAGAACGTCGTTGCAGGAGCGAGAATTTAAACAAACATCCCAATGATTAATAAATAACCGAATCTTGCGATCACTTTTGCCTGAATAATCGTAATAATTTCCAGATTTAGCAGATAGCCCTGCTTTCTCTGACCATAACACAACTTTGTCCCATTTGATGGGCACAAACTTGCCGTTATAAACAAGATAATTTGAATATTTTAAATCTTTTGGCTTGTATTCATCAATATCTGCTTGCCTTTCGGTCCAAATACGACGAAAAGTAGATGGACCACATAGACC